GGGGCCTTCGGAAACCGACCACCTACCGGAGGTTCGATACAAGAGATCTGAACCCAGCAATGCAGTCGATCGTGGAGGCTCCTGACGTCGCAGAAACCATCACACACAACGCCTCACCGCCCCCGAGATCGACAGGGCGCGCAAGTACGAGTGGAACCTCGACCTGCTGAACTCCGGTCCCAGCGGCGGCCGTTGCAAGTGAGAAATTGAGGAGTCTCACGAACAACCAGTCGTCCCTGGCAGCGTCATTATCGGCCTGCGGATCCTTCGCTTGCCACGTAGGAGTTGTGGTAAGCTGTGAGGCCTTATAAATACCCACACCAACGCGCCACGGACCAACCGCGTTAGCATTGGCTAGGAAAATGGACCCCTGGATACCCAGGACACGTACCCTGCCGGGAGCCGCATTATTGCCGCCCCCCCCCGCAGAAAGCGGGATTTCATAGGCAAGGAACCCGACCTTATTTGAGCCGCCGGAGGTCAGGGTGACGGTGGTTCCAGACCAAGAAGAGATGGAGGCTTCAGCGCCAGTTCCATCAATTTTCTTAGATCCCACCACCCAATCACCTCTCGAACCACCCAACGCCATACCTCGTGAACGTCGCCGAACCATTTAGGACCTCCTAGAAGCGCGCAATGAAATCGCCGGACCGCGATGAAATGAAAAGGGTACGGCACTGGTGGAGCGCACATGACCACCAGTAGAACGGGACAATTGGACACTCCTTGCGTCAGCCACAAAAGGACTAGCTGCCCCAGCCCCATTAACCCCATGTGGATTCACATCCACTGGAGGTTGATTATGCACTTGCTGAGAAAGCACCGGCAAAGGAGCCAAAAGCTCAGGCCGGCGATAATCCTCTGGGTTGACAGTACGCACTGGAAATGAGGTACTGCCAGCCAAAGAAACCCCAACAGGAGGCATACCACCTAAAAGACTCCGCTGCTCCTCCTCAAAGTTCGGAGGAAAATGGCGTGTGACAACACCAGGCGGCGGAGGGAGCACGAACGGAAAAGCATTCCGATCTAATGCAAGGTAGCCAGCAGGAGGCGGCTGATTAAACCACCAATGTGGGTGGTTCTCGTTCCACGGTATTTGATTAGGTGGTAACAAGTCCACAGGGATGGGAGGACCTTGAATCGCCCGATAACGTGGCGATGGCAAGCGCTCATAAGGACGAAAGTCCCAATCACGCTCAATCTGGTCCGAATAGCCGCTATGGGTGCGGGGCAGCTGAGGTCCGACGAGTTCCTCAGGTGGGCCAACAAAATCGTCGAACGCAACCCCGCCCTGTCCCCTATCAAAGAGACCAACTGGCTCGAGGCTATCAAATTCCTCAGACACGACGCACCTCCTAACACAAGTGTGAGACAACTCCTAACTCCACCGTGCAACCAGCGCATCAATTAAAGGTCCTCCTGTCGCAACAAGAGATAAAAGATACGGCAGCACGAGTATATTGTCAACAATACTAGTAGAATCATCATCGTCAATATTGTCAACAATGGATCCCTGTACCATCGCATCACCTCTCCTTAATACGGGAGCACTGACGAACACGGAAGACGACTACATCCAAGACCTTCTGGTCGCCAGGTATTGAACCACTGGAGACTCGTAAAGGTCAGTGAGCCTAGATTTACTAGGGTCACCTTGGAGAACAGAGGAAACCTTGGTAAGCAAGGCGACGTCATTCGTAAGAATGCGCCGCATAGCTTCTGAAAGCCTGGGGTGATGATCAGCCGTCCAATCAGCGAACTTCTTGAACGATGGATGACCGGAACAGTAATCCACCTGCTGGATCGCCCGAAACGAGTCCATCAGTTCAGACCAATCCAGATCAGGGTGCATACCACCCCAGTCATCTGGTTCCGGAGCGGGAGAATGCTCACGGCTCATCATACGTCCTATTGAACGCATGATTGACCGAACTCCCGGGTTGACCCCATTAGGGAGTCTGTATGACCGGTGGTAGTTCATTTGGAGGAATGAACAATAATCCCTGTCAACAGACGTTTTCTCCGAAGAAAGTCGCATGCCTAAATCACGTTCACAGTAGTAGGCTAACTTCTCTTTAGTCATGAACCCATTAAAAGTGACGAGAGCATCGTCACCCTGAACGCAGATATCCATGACCTGGCACTTAGCGCGGTGAGCAACATAGTGCATCACGAAGAAATTAACCAAGCTGTCAACCAGGTTCGTGAGTTTAGAACCCGAAGGGACACCTCCCATACGGTTTTCACCGTGGTAGTACTCAACGCTACCAGGAACGTAAATCCCTGTGTACTTGAACGAGTCACGGATGAACTCGTTAAGCACGAGGTTGCCGGGTGCGAGCCAATAGGCAATCGCGTCAAAGATCACGTCAATAACCTCATTTGGTACTGAGGCGTCGAAACCACTAAAATCGATCGAGTACATTACCCGACGCGTTCTAATGATCCGTGACACTTCCCGATCAACGGCTGCCCGGTTAACCCAGGCAACGAAGTGCGGTAATTGCCACAACCTGTTATAGATTGGGGCAAACACCATGCCGTTTAGGATATTTGTCACGCGAGAGATCCCGAATATCACACGCGATTTTCCGAACATACCTCGGCCCCTCACGTCAGTCCGCGTCCCGAGTGATCCGGGATAATGCGGAGCGTGAATACGGTTTAACCCGTCATTGAGTAGCCTCTCAGCTTCGCTTAAATACTCAAAGGGGGACTCCACTGCTCGCACAAACTCAGGCCAACCACAATTGGCACGCTTCTTAAAGTCGAGTGCAGCTTGAACCACACCCAGGGGTTTTATTGACCCCTTCCTGATAAGACTGAACAGCGCGTCGCGTGCCGCGCGGAAAGATGGAGGATGGAGGGACGTTGAATGTACCGTGAAGTACTTCAAAACCCCTTCCTCCATAGAGGTTGCCCCAGGATAGGGTGGCCGCACATTGTAGCCACACGTCTTGGAGCGAGGACCAATAGATCTGATCCTCTGATCCTCTTCCACACGCCGCAACCAAGGTTCCAACTGGCCAAGACAACAATAGTCCCAGACCAGTTTGCCCACAAGATCCCGCCCTTCATCGGGATCACAAAGCAGGCAAGACACCAACCACGTTACGAGGTCTAGGGAACACCCCTTGACCAAGCCTCCCATCTGCGACGCTAGTCGTTCCCACGCCGCTTGGGATGGCTGAGCCCGCGTAAACATACCGTAGGCCCTCACAGGCGCGCTGCGCCAAGGCCCACACAACTTCCGTCTTGCTGCACAGAACAGAACGATGCAGCATACAGTGTGACCATGTTAACACGCAGAGCATAATAATGCTGGACACGGATGTCCA